CGGCGCGGCGCAGCAGGCGGTCAACGAACTGCGCGACGCCTATCCGCCGCGGCGGCCGAAGAGTCGATCGCGATTCGAGCCCCTGCAACACGTTTGGTATGTCCAGGGCGCTGACCGCGGCCCCTTGCGTCCGCGCGCGTTCGCGACGCACCGCGAGATCCTGGCGGTCTGGCGCGAGCAGGGGACCAAACCCCGGCTGACCACCAAGGGCTGGTCGCGCGGGCGAATGCCGCCGGCGCCGGTCTTTGTCCCGATCCGGGTGCGCTGGGAACGGTTCGCGCGGGAAGCCTTGATCGGCCTGGCGGAGACACTTGGCTTCACGGTGAAAGACGATGGCCGATAGTTCCGCGCTCGATGCCGCTGTCGTGAACAAGCTGCTCGGTGATAGCACGCTGATGGGCCTCCTGCCCGATGGTGTGTATTTCGATCAGGCGACACCGGGCGCGCAACGCTACACGCTGGTCACCATCACCAGCGCGCCGGATACGGTGATGTTCAATGGCCGCGCGTTCGAAGGGCCGATCTATCTGGTGCTCGCCGTCGTGCTGAGTGTGACCGGCGGGAACGTCCAGGCGGCGGCGGCACGGATCGACGCGCTGCTCGACGGCGCGACCGTGAGCGCGACGGGGTATCGGCCGGCCGTGCTGTATCGGCTGTCGCGGGTCCGGCATTCCGATCCGGACACGCAGGACGCGTCGCATCGGTGGCAGACGCGCGGCGGCGAGTATGGGTTGTTAGCAGCGGCGTTGAACTGAGGGCGACTCCGGGGGAGACCAGCAGAAAGGCAGGACGGGTATGGCGATCACGGGCGGACGGATTCATGGGTACAAAGGCTCGGTGATGATGGATCCCACCGGCGGCAGCACGCCCGTGCTGGTCGCCAATGTCAACAAGTTCACCATCGATATGCCGCGCGACCTCGTTGATGTCACGGCGTTCGCCGATCTCAACAAGGTCTATGTGCAGGGGCTGCAGGATTACAAAGGCACCATCAATGCGTGGTGGGATGCCGCGAACCTGCAATTGATCAACGCCGCCCTGGGCACGGTCGCGGTGTTCCTGAAATTGACGCCGTCGACCGGGGATGCCACGGTGTTCTTTTCCGGCAAAGCCTGGCTGTCGGCGTCGGTCGACGTCGACGCCAAAGCGGCCGTGACGATGACGGGCACCTGGGCGGCGGCCGGCAACTGGACGCTGACCGCGACCTAAGCGCGTGATCCTGCGGGGCGTGGCGGGCCGCATCGAGTGGTGTTCCACGCTGGCGGCCGCGGTCGACGCCTACACGGTCACCCGCACGCGGGACGATCCGGTCTTCCGACTGACCGCGACGCTCGCGGCGGTCGATGCGTTCCGGCTGGCGCAGCGCCCGTTGCGGTTCGTGGTCGGCACGGTGTCGTGGCCGGTCGACCGGTTCGAGATCATCAATGGCAGTTTCACGGCGACCTTGGGCGACCCCGACGAGGATGCATGAGATCACGGTTTGTGCGACCCGACACGCGGCGGCTCGAGCTCACCGACGGCGATTGGATCACGGTCAAGGCGCGGCTGACCGCCGGCGAGAAACGGGCGATGTTCGCGCGGATGTACAAGACGGTCGAGAAAGCCGATGGCACGGTGTCGCAGGTGCAAAACCTCGAGGCGGTCGGGTTCGCGCGGCTCGCGGCGTATCTGGTCGATTGGAGTTTCCCGGAGTTTCCGATCCGCGGGGTCTCGGTCGACGCCCTCGAATCGGCGCTGAAGAATCTCGAGGATGACGATTTCACCGAACTGCTGACGGCGCTCGACGCGCACGAAGCGCGGGAGGCTGAAGCCTTCGCGGCGCTAAAAAAAACGACCAGTGGCGAACCGGCATCGTCGCTGACCTCGCGATCGCTCGTCGGTGTCACTGGCGGTATGAATGGGTGACGGAGCTGGACGCCGATGTGTATGACGTGCTGGTCGACGAACTGATCGCCGAACAAGAGACCACCGAATGAAAGCCACCTTCGAAGCGGATTTTTCCAACTTCAACAGCGAAGTCGATAAGTCCGTCGAGAAAATGAAATCGATTCAGAAGGAAGCGAACCAAGTCAACGTCGACATGAATAAGTGGGTGACCGAGTTTTCCGGGCAACACGTCATCGAGGAGGCAAACGCCATCGGGCTGGCGCTGACGGCGATCGGTGGCGCCTCGAAATTGACCGATGACGAATTGAAAAAAGTCGCGGCGACGATGGCGGCGGCGGCGGATCGGTTCCTAGCCTTCGGGAAAGAGGTGCCGCCGACCATGCAGGTCGTGATCCGCGAGATTCAAGCGGCGCAGCGGGCCGCCGCGGGGTTCAAGGCGGAAGTCGATTCGTGGGCGCCGGCGCTGATCAAGGCGAAGGATGCGGCGGCAGTCCTCCAGACGGGCGGCGGGGCTGGTGGCGGGGCTGGCGCCTTTGCCGCGCTCAAAGGCCTCGCGAGTGAGACGGCCGGGATCGCGGGAGAAGTCGGGCTCTGGATCGCCATCGCGAATGAAGTGGATAACGCGAGAAAAAAACTCTTCGAGCTCGCGGACTGGGCGAAAACGAACACCGCCATTCCGGACCTCGCGGCCAAGTGGCTGGGATTTGGTGATGTCGTCAAAGAAACGGCCGCCGCCCAGGAGGACGCGTTCTATCGGATGTCGCTCCGGACCGGGCAGCAAATCACCAATCAGGAACAACTCAATCAGGCGCTGAAGGACGAAGTCACGCTCTTGGAGGAAGTCGCGGCCCGCGAAGCACAGAACGCGGCGCGTGAACAGAAGCGCACCGCGCAACTCGACCGCGATCAGAACACCTTACAAACGCGCATGCGGACCGAGGAAAAGGCCCTCGCCGATCAGCAGAAGCGGGAGGTCGACCAAGCGCAGCAACTGCACGATCGGGAGGCCATGATCTTTGCGCAGCGGAGCAGCGCCGCCGCGCAGCGCACGACGGCGATCGAGATGCCAAGTCTCGGTCTCGATGCGCAGATTGCCGCGCTCCAACGGTTAGATGCGGCCGAGCAACAGATCACCCGTTCGGTCTATGACCAGATCAGCTCGGAAACCGACCGCATGAAGTTGATCGAAACCTATACGCAACGCCATCTCGAATTGCAGGCGCAAATTATCGCGAAAGAGAAAGAAAAGGCCGGCATCGTCAATGACGCGATCATGCGCGAACTCGAGGCGCGGCAGCGCAACATGGCCGCGCAAGGGCTGACCACGATGGGGATGCCCAAAGAGTTGGCGGAAAACCCGTTCGTGGTGCTGGAGAAAACGTTGCACGATCTCGACGAGCAGACGCAGAAAGGCATTCGCACCGACGAACAACGCAACGAAGCCACGCGGGTGTTTACCGCGAGCCTGAACGCGGCGGCCAAAGCGAACGACGACTGGATCAACAGTCTGAAACCGAAGACCGGGATGTTTGAATCTGGCGAAGCGATTACGCCGTGGTCGACCCTCGCGCCGAAAGCCATCGGCGTGAAACCGATCGGCGTCCGGTATGCGGGCGAACAGCCCGGCGCGGGCGGGATTACCGCACCGACCACCGTGAACGTCAGCGGGGTGCTCGACCCGCGCACGATCAATGAGCTCGCCGCGGCGGTCTCGAAAGCGATCATGAGTCAACTCGGCCGACCCACGCCGAACGCATAGAGGACGTATGGGCACCGCACAAGCCAGCGACGCACTCGAAAACAAGATGGTCGATCACCTGTTCCGCTCGGCGAGTTGGACCAAGCCGACGCAGTTGAACGTGGCGCTGTTCACCGCGGCCCCGAGTGATGCCGGCGGCGGGACGGAAGTCTCGAGCGGCGGCTACGCGCGGGTGAATCTGCCACCGAGTGATACGAACTGGACCGCGACCCAGGGCGGCACGTCCGGGGTCTCGATTGGCACCGGTGGGATGACCAGTAACGCCGTCGCGATTACCTTTCCGGCGCCGACCGCCGATTGGGGCACCGTCGGCTGGTTCGGACTCTTCGACCAGGCCGGCACGCTGCAGGTCTGGGATGCGCTCGTGGCACCGCGCACGATTCTCTCCGGTGACCCGGCGCCGTCCTTTCAACCGGGGTCGCTGCAAGTCACGATCGCGTAAGGGGCGCTGATGGCTGACAACATCACGATCAAAGACGGCGCCTCCGCGGATCAGATCGTCGCGACCGATCAGATCGCCGGGGTCCACTACGAACGGAACAAGCTGTCGATTGGCGATGACGGGTTCGCGGTCGATGCGTCGCTGGTTGCCCCGGTCCCGGTCGCGATGGG